CCGAAGTATCGGGCGAACAGCAGTAGAACTAGCAATAGCAACTGGGATAACACCCGACTATTGGCTCAATGCAGAACCCGATATATGGGCTACAGCTATAGACATACTGAACGAGCAGGCTAATGGCGAAAGCAATTAGGCTTGTTCCTGTTGACAAAGATTATAGAGCGTTATTACGTACGTTTGGCAAAATGGACGACGGCGCAAAAAATGAAATGAAAAAAGTTGCTAGCGATTTAGCAGAACGAGGTGCAAGATATGCACAAGGCGCAGCTTCATCAGCACCTTTTAATAATCGTCAAGCAATAGCTGTAGCACAATCTATAAAAATATCTAGATCAGATAAAGCCCCAAGTTTTAGTATTGGTGGTAGGCAAAAAGTTGGTTCTAGTGCTTTTAGTGCTGGTTATGTGATAATGGGTAATGAGTTTGGTTCTAAGCAATATAAACAGTTTCCTAAACGCTCTGGTCAAGGTGGCAAGCAGGGTTGGTGGTTGTTTAAGGCTATGGCTAGATTTCAACCAGTTATTGCCCAGGAATGGTTACGAGGTTATGAAAAGATTACAAGTAGTTGGAAAAGTAGGGCTATTTAATGGCTGATATTAGGACACTTAAATTAGCGTTACTTGCTGACACTAAAGACTTTATAAAAGGACTTGACAAAGCCGATAAGGAAAGTAGAAGTTTTAGCGACAAACTTGGTTCAGCATTAAAGACTGGTGCTTTGGCTTTTGCAGCTCTTGGTGCTGCAGCTGGGGCTATGGCAATAAAAATAGGAAAAGACGCTATCGGTGCAGCCTCAGACTTTTCAGAAGAAATATCAAAAGCAAGAGTTATATTTGGGGACGCTTCTAAAGACATTGAAAAATTTGCTGAAACAGCTGCAGACTCATTAGGTCAATCAAAAAAGCAAGCTGTAAATGCTGCATCAACTTTTGCTACCCTTGGTAAAGCAGCAGGTTTAACAGGTAAAGATTTATCTAAATTCTCTATAGGCTTTGTCAAACTAGCCTCTGATCTTGCCTCATTTAATAACACATCACCGGAAGACGCAATACAAGCAATAGGTGCAGCGTTACGAGGTGAAGCCGAACCTATTAGACGCTACGGAATTCTTCTTAATGACGCAACACTCAAAAACGAGGCTTTAGCATTAGGTTTAATTAAAACCACTAAAGAAGCATTATCACCTGCTAACAAAGTACTTGCAGCTCAAGCAGCGATTTATAAACAAACTTCAGATGCTCAAGGCGATTTTGCAAGAACTTCAGACGGATTAGCAAACAGCCAAAGACAATTAGCAGCTAACATTGAAGATGTCAAAATAACTTTAGGTGAAGCCTTGTTACCAGTTGCATTGAAATTTTCTAATTTTGTTAAAGAAAACTTCGTACCTGCAATTAAAGGATTAGTAAACGGATTAACAGGGCAAGATAGAAAAGCTGCAGTACCAGCCTTTTTAACTTTTGGTAAAGTTGTTGAAGACGCAGAAACAGCAGGTTATGATTTAGGGGCTGCTTTACGCGAACTTGGTTCTGGTCTTGGTAGACTTGCTGGAACATTTGATAGTTCAACAGGTGAAGATTCAGGTTTTGTAAGATTTGTTAACTTATTAACTTCTATGGTTAATGGTTTAGATAGTTTGTTTGCTAAACTTGATGCTGCTGTTCAAAAGTTTAGAGATTTTAAAACAGCGTTTGACAATTCACTTATAGGACAATTTGCAAGTGCCACAGGACAGTTTGCACCAGATGCCCCACTATCAGGCAAAGTACAAGGATTAGTAGGAATTAACACCCAAAAGCCAACAGTTGTAATTAACAACAATGTCAGAGGTGCAATCGACCCACAAGGCACAGCTAGAACAATTACTAAAGTGCAAAACACAGCACTTAAAACAACAGGTATAAAACCTTTCAACTTCGGCTTTAGATAAACCTATGACAGTTTATTCACCAACTTATCGGGTTACTATTGCAGGTGTTGTACAAACTAATGACATTTTGTCAGGTGGCACAATCACTTATGGTCGTAATGATTTTTTTGAAGCAACACAACCAAGTTATTGCAATATAGAATTATTAAACCTTGATGGTGCTAGCCCAATAGTTGAACTTTTAGACGTAGTAATTATTGAAGTCACAAATTCATCAGGTGCTTTTGTTAAACTGTTTACAGGTGAAGTTTCAGGTGTTTACAACAGGTTTGAGGGTGCTGGCGCAGGTGGTAAACCTAACACATTACAAATACAAGCAATAGGTGCACTTGGCTTACTTGTTAAACGTACTGCCGGTGCTGTTAGTTATCCAGAAGAATTAGACGGCGCACGTATTGAACGTATTTTGCAAGAAACTTTGTTTATTGCTTGGGAAGATTTAAGTAACACACAAACTTGGGACGATTACACTACCGAAACTTGGGCAACTTATGGTGTCCAGGGAATAGATACTATAGATCCAGGACGTTACGAAGTACTAGCTAGAACTGCTCAAATAGAACAGGCTTATAACCTTACAGACTTAACCCAACAATCAGGCTTAGGGTATTTATATGACACCACAGATTTTGAAATAGGCTACGCAGACGCTGAAAGACGAATAACTAACTATTCAGATAACCTAATAGAACTTGACGCTAACTTGGCTAATGCAGATATACAAACAAGATTACAAACAGCAGACATTGTTAACAGCGTTGTTATTTTGTATGACGACCCAACAGCTGAGGAAGCAGCACAAAACGATACGTCAATAAATGAATATGGTTTGTTACAAGAAATTAGAGGCACAATACTAGCTCAACAAGTTGACGCACAAGAACAAGCCGTAAACTTTGTTAACTTTAGGGGAACACCTAGAACGTCACTTGAAGCCGTATCAGTAAACCTAGCAAATAACGCTATGACCAATACTGTTAGAGATGATCTACTAGCTGTATCTATGGACACTTTGCTCTATGTGGACAATATCCCAGTAGGACTTTTATCTTCAGGGTTCTTTGAAGGTTTTGTAGAAGGCTGGACTTGGTCACTTGGTAGACGAAACCTTGAACTTACTATGTCTGTATCTAACTCAATTTACTCAACTCTTGATGTACAATGGGAAGACTACAACCCATTAACCCAATGGCAGAATTTAGACAATACAACTATGTGGCTTGACGTTATTTAAGAAAAGGATAAACTAGAACAATGGCAACTACTACGACCCATTATGGGTTTGACATACCACAAAGTACAGATTTAGTTAAAGACGGAGCTACGGCTATTGCCACTCTTGGTCAAGACATAGATACAGCTATGAATACAGCTCTTGGTACTAAAAAGGCTGGAATGGTTTTACTGAATACAACTAGTTTTAGTGGAGTATCTGGAGTTTCATTTGCTGCTAATACTTTTACATCAACATACAACAATTACAGAATTATATTTAGCAAGTTAATTGCTTCAGCCAATGCCGATACATATATGAGATTGCGTGCAGCAGGTTCAGACAATACAACAAGTAATTACAATTTTGCTTATGTAGGGAACAGGTCAAACAATACAACATTTAACAATGGTGCAGCAGGTCAAAGTACTTTTAACATAGGTTCAACTCGTTCTGTCGAATATGGTGGTTTTTCTATGGATTTGTACAGCCCACAAACAACACAAATGACAGGTTTTAATTCTCAATGGAATGGTGGAGAAACAAGTAATTACAATTTTGGTGTAACTGGTGGTTTATTTGCTGCTACTACTTCTTTTGATTCTGCAACTTTTTATTTAAGTTCTGGTACTTGGACTGGTACTTATTCCGTATTTGGATATAACCTTTAAGGAGTTATGACAATGGCTAAATCTGAAACAATTAAAATTCAAGACGGCGACCAAGTTATTGAATTAACTGGTACTGATAAAGAAGCGTTTATTGCTCAACGAGAAGCCGACCAAGCAGAAGCATTACTACTTGAAACGGAGTATAAGGCTAAGCAAAAGGCAAGAGAAGACGCCATTAAAAAACTTGCCGAAGTAGCAGGGTTAACCGAAGAAGAAATAAATGCAATCCTTTAACTATAAACAATTATCATTAGCTGCAATTGCTTTCTTAGCAGCTTGGCAAGCAACAGACTTCGCCCTTGACTATCGTGCTGTATTAGGTGCTGTCGTAGCTGCTTCAATGGGAGCTATGAACCCTAATGCCAAAACCAAAGTTAAGTAAAGCAGCTGAGCAATTACGCTCAGAAATAAACGCCAAGTATCCTAATCGCGATAAACGTAGTGACGGCTGGATAGGCGACACAGCACACAACGCACGTAAATCAGATCATAACCCAGATAACCAAGGTTGGGTTCGTGCTGTTGATATTGACTCAGACCTTGTAAAAGGCTCATCTAAAGAATCGTGGCTACTAGCCGAGAATATCAAAATGCTAGCACTTAAGGGCGACAAAAGAATTAGTTACATTATTCACCAACAACGCATAGCCTCATCACGGCAGAACTGGGCTTGGCGTGTCTACAAAGGCTCTAACCCTCACATAAGCCATATTCATATATCCTTTACTAAAGCTGGTGACCTTGACGGAAAGGCGTTTGGAATATGAGCAAACCTAAAGCAAAAAAAGAAACAATTGAACTACCTGACGTAATGGCTAGTGAACTTGTACGCATAATTAACACAGCACACGAAAACGGAAAACTATTTACAGGCTTTGTTGTAATTGCAGAATTGTTTGACGGCAAAAAGAAAACTGTAAAGATTGTTGCTAACCAAGATATGCCACAACACTCAGTATTTGGCATTATCAACTATGCAGCTGAGAAGTATCAGTTTACTCTTGCACCTGATGAAGATGAAGATGATGATTTTTACGATCCTGAGTGGTTTCACGGACAATGATAAACGAACTAATTGGCATTATTGGTTTACTTGTCACCATTCTTGTTTTAACTATTAAAGCAACTTCTGAAATTACTAAAATGAAATCTCAATTGTTCCCTAATGGTGGAAGTTCTTTAGCTGATAAAGTGACACGCCTACAGTTAGATGTTGTTAAAATTCGTAGTACTATAGATAGTATTAACACACAGTTAGGTACGCCTAAGCGAAAGAGGTAACGTATTAAACGTTACGTTGTTATCTCAGATTTG